CGATCGGCTGGGTCGAGAAACATAAACAGCGGGAGATCGTCGCGTTCCAAACAAAGTTGCTCGACCTCGTACTCGCGCAAAAAATGGGCGGCAAAGAAGCGCTTTGGGTTCTCGGCGAGAAGGCTCAATCTCTCGTCAAGGCGCGCATCGTGTCGGGCATTCCGCCAGCACTGAACCCCGAATATCGCAAGCGCAAAGAGGTCGCCGGCGGCAAGAAAACCCCGTTGATTTGGACGGGCCAGCTCCTGAACTCGATCCGATATAAGGTCGTCGCAACATGACCACTCCAACCGCATTCAACATCGGATTTCAGACGACTGCACAGCTTTTGGCCGTGCCAGAAATGGCGCCAACTGGATACGTCAACGGAGCCGGTATACCGGACACTGCGGCTGACTGCAACACGCGGGCGAATGCGGTCTATGCTGGGTTTATTCGTCAGTGCCTCGCGCAGATCAACGAGATCATGCTGGGCAATGTCGTGCCGCCTGGCATTAGCACCTTGCAGGGCACGACGTGGCGACCTGGCGACGATGCCTCAAACACGGTTGAGCCGGACGATGTAACAGTTTACGGCATTACCACGCCGTCATCGCTCTGGACGCTCAGCGGCACCGCTGCGAGTGAGTACGCGGGGCCAAACATGGCGGGCAGTCTGTCGACCTACTATCAGCTACAGAACGCACGTGGCGGGGTCAACGGTGAATCGAAGCTGATCTACGGAGGTCGAACGTTTGCTGGAAATGTGCTGTTCAACGACGCGGCGATCACGATTGGCCAGACCGTTGCATGGTGTGGATTCGTGCACTTCGGTCACTGGAATCAAGCCAACAAGGGCGCGATCATTGTCACACATCGTGCATATGACCGCGTGACCGAAACGGGCGCATCGTACCGACTCGGGTTCGAACTCGGGCTTGGAGATCTTTCGGGAATCGATGACCCTCATTCACTGTCTATGTACTATCGGCACATCAACGCGTCCGATGTCGAGGTGATTCGCGGGATCAATATATCGGGTTCGAATCGCATTGCACTAAGTGCAGGCCGCGAGTGGTTTGTCGGGATGCTGCGCACCGCGACGACGCTCGACATTTTCATCAATGGCCTGCTCGTATTCACGACGACATTCGGGGCGGGCGACGAGCCGTCACCAGGCACCGCACCGGAGATGCGTCTCATGCATGGCGGGAGCTGGGTTGGCTCGGAGCTCACGGCGGACACCTCACGCTACATTGACGGGGCATTTCGCAACGTCGCGTTGTGGAACACATCGCAGCCCAATGCTGCGCAATTATTGAGCTTCTATCGCGTCGGTGCGGGATTCCTGGAGAAGGCACCATGATCGACATGACCGCACTGGCTGGCGTTGTCGAGGCTTTCGCCACGGGCGAGCTCACGGTCTCACGTGCGCAGCCGGTGGCAATCGTCAACGGTCGTCGAGTCGACGGCACGTTTGCGCCGCTCACTGGCGTCGTTGGTTCGGTGTGGCCCATTGCTGGCGACAGCGTTGACGTCGATGAGTTTGGGCGAAGGCAATCGAGCACGGCGGAAATCTATTGCTTGCAGGAGCTGCGGATCGCCGACGACGGGGCGACGAGCTTGCCGGGCGATCGGGTCACGCACAACGGTGTCGTGTACGAAGTGATCGCTCAACAAAACTGGACGCGAGGCGAGTTCTTCGTCTACGTCGGGCGGGACGTGGGCCACCCATGAGGACCGCCTACGCACGCCCCGAGCTTGAGGCGCATCTCATCGACGCGACTCGACGCATCCTCGGGTTGCCGGCCGACAAGGTTTTTATCGGCGATTTTGCGAGCGACACGGCTGCGCCGGAGCGACCGTTTGTTTCGATTATCGTTGCGCCAGAGTCATCTCCTTCGCGCACGGGGACGGTCCGTTACCAGCCGGGGATTGAGTACTGGCGCTGCGAGATTATCGACGATGTCGATGGCAATTACTCGATCGAGGTCGATGGCACGACGTTCACACACGCGGCTGTCGGGCAAACGAAAGCGCAGATTCGCGATGCACTCGTGGCGTTACTTGGCGGGCCTAACTACACGGCGGCCGCTGCCGGTAGCGTGAGCATCGACATCGAGTCGGAGGTGCTGTTGCGCCGTTTGCTGGTGTCGTCGTCGGCGAATATCACGAGCGAGAAGCTGCGCGGGAACACGATCAAGATCACCACTCGAACGCAGTCGCTCGCGGTGCAAGCTCGGTGCGTCGGCTCGTACTCAGCGACGCCAAGCGCAACGAACTCCGGCGTCGACATGGCCGAGCGGTTGCTTGTTGGGCTCTATGATGCCGACACAACGCGGGCCATGCGAGACGATGGGTTTGCGATTAACTCTGGGGTAGTGGCCGACCTCTCGACGATCACGGATGGATTCGCGGAGCTCATCGGATCGCTCGATGCGACGTGCGTTACAAATAGCATCTACGTCGAAACCATTGACAACGCGACCAGTGCAAGTGTAAGATTCGAGGAGTAAACATGCCGCAAAACGACTTTGTCGAAGTAACAGTAAATCTACAACCGGCAAGCGCGGCGACTGCTACGCTTGACACTGCGATGATCATTCACTCGCTGACCGATGCGCAAGATCAGGCTTTTGGCGGCCCGCGATTCAAGCTGCTCACCGCGGACACGTGGCCGGATGACCTTGCTGGCCTCGGCATCACCGACGGCGAGGCCGCGTACGAGGACGTGCAGGCCCATTTCGGCCAGGCCAACGTGCCGGACAAGGCGTATCTTGGCCGCCGCGGCAAGGACATCGCGCAGGTCTGGACGGTCACCGCCCCCGGCGTGCCAGCCGATGGCAACTACACGATCGTTGTCTCGCAAAACGGAGTGCCAGCGGTTGGATCTCCTTACAATTTCGCGGCGTCATCGGATACGCAAAACGATGTGCGAGATGGTCTCGTCACTGCGTGCGGTGCAGGTTCGGCGATGTTCACCGTCGCTGCGGGTGGTGCTGGCGAGGTGGTGCTCACGTCCGTTTTGCCAGGCGTCGCCCTCACGGTGTCGGTCGTATCGCCAGCGTCGAGCATGACTGCAGCGGTGACCACTGGCACCAAGGTCGCCGCGGTCGCCCAGGTCTGGACGATGGACATTGGCAGCGCTGCGGCTGGCGTCTACGAGCTCATCGTGTCGACGTCGACGGGTCAGAAAACTTACACCCACGTTGCGATCTCCGGAGCGACTGCGACGACGATCCGCGACGCCATCAAAGCGCTCTACGATGCGGACCCGAGCGACCTGTTCGGCGCCACCATGGCATCGGTGTCTACCGACAAGGGCACGCTCACGGCCTCGCTTGCGGGTCGCCCGGGCAGCGTGACGATCACCTCGCCGGCGAGCGATGCGACGGCCACCGTGACCACGGCAAATTACGGCATCGCCGACGACGTCACTGCGCTCATCGCCGCGAATCCGAACTGGTACATGGCGATCCTTGGCTCGCACGTCAAGGCGGAGATCTTGCTCTTCGCCGAGCGCATCGAGGCCACTCAGGGCACGACGGCGCCCAAGGCCGGACTCGTACAGACGAGCGACGCTGACACGCTCACGGACGCGGCGGACAACGTGCTGGAGCTCCTGCAGGAGCGGTCGTATTTGCGAGTCGCGGGGTGTTACCACTCGCTGAACGCTGAGGGATTCCACGCTGCCGCGGCGGGCTACGTGCTGCCGATCCCTGCGGGTAAGGTCTCGTGGGTCGCCAAACCGATCGTCGGGCTAACACCGGAGGATTTTACCTCGTCGTCGTCGCCGGCCAACATCCGCTCGAATGAGGGATGGTGGCTCGAAAACTTCGCGGCGAGAAATCAGTCGGTCATCAATGGCGGGTACTCGTTTCGCGGCGTTCCGTTCGATATCATCCGAGCGATCGACACGTTTTTGCTCAATGCTTCGAGTGCATTGATGGATCTGTTGGTAAACAACTTGATCGTGCCATATACGAACGCCGGGCTCTCACAGGCGCGAGGCGTCGTAAAGACGGCGTACAACAATGCAGTGTCGGCTGGCTATGCGGTCGAAGGAACGCTCGTCTTGAGCGAGCCGAAAATTAGTGACGCAACTGGCAATGAGCGATCGCGGGGAATCTTCCCCGAATTCGTCGCATCCTTCATTATCCAAGCCGGAGCGCACAAGGTTCGCGCCACGTTCAACGTGTCGCAATAAAGGAGAATTATGGCGAACAATGCAACATGGGATTTCGCGAATCTGAACGTCGTGTTTGGCGGTCACCAGATCACTGGCTTCGCCGACGGCGACTCATACACAATGGATTTCGACGTTGATCGATTCACGAAGAGAGTCGGAAATTATGGACTTGGCGCGTGGGCAAAGTCCAATAACTTCGGCGCCGGCGGGTCGTTCACGTTGCTCTCAACGAGCGACGATAACACGATCTTGCAGGCGTTCCTGTCAGCCGATGAGATGACACCGGGCGGTGTGCTGGTGCCATTGGTGGCTCTTGAGACCGGCGGAATCCTGTCGCATACCGGACTGTTTCGCATCACTAAGGCGCCAAGCGTTTCACGTGGAACGGATGTCCCCACGACAACGTGGGTCATCGGAACGACTCGTCTGATTCAGGTTCTTGGCGGGTCTACGCCTTCAATCATCATCGACAGCGTTGCCGCAGCTCAGGCCATCGTGGCCGCGGGCGCAGCATCGCTTGCGCAGCCGAACTAACGACTAACGACGAGAGCAATCGACATGCAATCGCAACGAAAAACAATCCCTAAAGTAAGTTCCGTCGGAAATCAGGCGCGAGACATTGACGGCGTGAAATGGGCCGTTTGTCGATTGCCGGCACAGCGAGCGCTGCCAGTGCTCTCGCGTCTGATCTTCGATGTTGGACAGGTGCTGTCAGAGGTAATCTGCAGCGCAGATCGAGACATCGACCCGAGCGTTGAGGCAACGATTCGCGGGGCAGTCGCTTCGTTTGCGCCATCGACTGGAGCGCTCACGCTGGCCGCCGTCAAGGCGATCTTCATGACATCGGCGATCGGCAAGATCGGCAAGATCGACCTCGGGTGGTACGCTGCGGAAATGTTGCCTGGTCTACTGTCGGCGAACGGAGTGCCTATCGATTCGATGGACGAGCTCGACGAAACCGGCATCGGACCGGTGCATTTAGTTGAACTCGTGTGGCTGGCACTTGTTGAGAACTTCCGCCCTACTTCCACCGCCCGCGCTATGTTCGATGGCAGCGCCGGGGCGGAAAAAACGACGGGAAGCCCGATCCAAGGGAAATCGAAATACAAAGGCGAAACGAGTTCGGCTGGCCGTCAGGCCCCAACACAGGAGATGACTGGCTGATTTGGAGACCCATCATGGATGGCAAGGCAACTTGGCGCGACATGATGGAGAACGACATCTATTGGCTGCTAGACCTCAACGAAGCGATGGACGTTTGGCAAGACATGAACGACCTTGATTTGCGCCCACCACTTTCACCCGACGCGAAGGGGACCGCAACAGTTAGGTTTCGTGGACTATGAGCACGCCACTACGAGAGATTTTCCTCGCGCTCGGAATCAAGACCGACGCGGCCGTTGACGGCCTTGACGAGGTCGATAAGGTGACTGAGGAGTCGAAGAAAAACCTCAAAGGCCTAGAGGATCAATCGAAGCAGACATCCGCAGCGCTCAAGGATTTCGGATCGAAGATCGCCGACGGTGCGAAGGTTGTCGCAACGGCGATCGCCGCAGCAACGACGGCGACGGCATTGTTTTTCGAATCGTGGTCGAAGGGCGCGGCCGAGGTTGACCGCACGGCCAAGGCATACGGCGTCGGAACGGATGCCTTGCAGGAGCTGCGCTTCGCGGCGGAAAAACTCGGCGGCGATGGCGAGTCGATCACCGAGGTATTCAAGGAGATGGCGATTCGCCTTACGGAGGTCGCCGAGACTGGCACTGGCCCCGCAACGGATGCTCTGACATTGCTCAAGCTCAAGGCCGAGGACCTCAAGAAGTTGCGGCCCGAGCAACAGTTCGAAATTCTCGCGGATGCGATATCGAAGGTGTCCGACGAGGGGACGCGATTCTTCCTCAAGGATTCGCTATTTGGCGAGGAGGGCGGAATCAAGATTGGCAACCTGATGGAACAGGGCGCCGAGGGAATTGCCAAGCTCCGCGAGGAGGCTCGCAGTCTAGGCGTCGTGCTCGACAAGGATGCCATCAAGAAGGCAAACGAGCTGCGCCAATCGTTTTTTACGCTCCACAAAACGGGCGAGGGGTTCGTCAATTTTCTTGCGTCTCGCATGTCGGGACGGATCAAGGAGATCGTCGACCGTCTCGTCGAGTGGGCGTCCGCCAACAAGGACGTGATCGCCACTCGCATCGAACGAATCATGATGCAAATGGTCGAGCTGTTGGAGAAGGTTGGTCCGTTGCTTGGCGATACGGTCGACATGTTTTCGAAGCTCGTGGACCAGGTCGGTGGGCTCGACAAGGCGCTCTACGGCGCTGGCGCAGCGTGGGCTGCATGGCAGTTCGCAGCGATGGCAGCTATTAATCCGGTGAGCGCAGCCTTAGCGTCACTGACAGCCGGCATGGCTCTAGGCGCGGCAGCGGCTGGGTATGCACAGTCGTTCGTCGTCAAGACAAACAATCTTCGAGCATCTGAGACAGCAAGATTTAACGACGCGGCTCGCCTCCTCGACGCGCCATCGTCTGGCACCGACGATGAGAACGAGGCGCGAGCATTTCTTGAGCAATCGCTCATTAATTTCGGACTACTCACGCAAGGCGACACGACGAAGATTCGCTCCGATGATTTGCAGTCGGCAATCGATGAACAGCTCGCGGAGATTGATCGCGCGTCGACGGGACTAAAAAACTTTACGGGGCTGTCTATGGGCCCCGCCGAGCCAACGCCTGCGCAGGCCGCCGCGTCGTTCGAGCTCGGCAAGATCGCCAAGCCTGGCGCGAAATCTGGCGCGGCCGCCGTCACCTCCGCCAGCGAAATCGCTGCCGCTGAAAAACGTGCCCGCGAACTCGACAGGGATCGCCGGATTCGCAGCGAGCTGGAGACCATGCGGGCGACGGCTGAGGGCCCTCGGCGCATGGCCATCGAATCAGCCCTGCGAGACGTTGAACAGCGCATCAGTGGAGGCAAGCCCAAGGGCCTCAACGAGCTCATCGCCGAAGCAGTGGGCCAAGGCACGGGGCTCGGAAGTGGCGCGCTCCGACCGGCTGGGCTCGGGACGACGATCAACAATATCGACGCAAGCGTATTTTTCAACCTTGGCGGCATCGAAGTCACGGCCGAGGTCGCTGGCGCAGTGTCGTCGCAAGCGCAGGCCGCTGGGCGATCGGTTGGCGAGGCAGTGATCGAGGTGCTGCGGCCGATGCTCAACGAGGCGTTCCAGACTCAGAGAGGGCAGATCCTTGGCTAACTACAATCAGTTCGCACTGTTCGCAGCCAAGCGACCTTCGATCGGTAACATTGTGCTCAACTGCACGATATCCGAGAGGCACGGCCGACAGTACGCGATCTCCGATTCTCCAATCGAGAACGGCGCGACGATCACCGATCACGCGTTGAAGTTGCCTCGCGTGCTTGACCTTGTCGGGATTCTCTCGCCGTACCCCGACAATATCCAACAAGACTTGGTCAATAAGGCGTCGGCGTTCGTTGGTCAAAACGGGTTTCCGGATGCACGCGGGACGTGGGCGCGCATCGTCGCGCTTGCTGACTCTCGTATCCCGTTTGACGTCTACACTAATCTTGAACTGTATCGGAACATGATGTTTCAGTCGTTCGAGCACACAGAGGACGACCAGACGAGCGGGAGTATCATCACGCTCGTTGCAACGCTTCGGCAAGTCCAGTTCGCAGCGACGATCAACGAACTCAACATCGCCGACAGCGTTCTAAACAATCTAACCGCAGCCGATGACGTTGGTTTGCAAGGGACGTCGCTGCTATGAGCACGGCGCAAGTAAACGGCCCACAAAAGAGCCAGTCGATCGACATTTCGTGGCGCAGCGTTCTCGATGGCGTCGTGTATCGTTTCCGGTTGAAATACCGCGAGCGATACGATTGCTGGGACCTGCAGATCGCCGAATCGGATGGATCAATCGTCATTGATGGCATCCGCGTCACCGAGGGAATCGATCTGCTGTACCCGTACTCAGACCCGCGCTTGCCACCTGGCGAGCTGATTTGCGTGGATACGCAGGGCCTCGGCGCAGCGCCAACACGTCGAGATTGGCGCGAGCGCCACATTCTGAAATATAATGAGTTCGTCGAGATCGTCGTCGACAACGAACTCGCATCAAGTGAGGCGTTTGTACCGTCATGATACCAGCGCCGATGCGACTGATTTCGCTGAACGTGTTCTCGCAAACGGAGCGCATCGAGATAAACAATCCGTTCATGGATGCGCAACTAGAGATTGACATGTCGTGCACGATGTCGATTTCGCCCGATGCAAACACGGCCATGGTTCGCATCATGAATCTCTCGCGCAAAACGAGGGAGTCGCTCGCTGGAGTGACACGACGCTCGCTCGACGTCTCGGGGCTCATTGCTGGACAGCCCGCTGTCCTGTCGTCGCTCGGAGGAGTCCCAGTCGTGCAGACGACTGCGGTAGAGCGTGGCGATTGTGGTGTTGAGATTTACGGCGGATACACCGACAAGCCGGCGCTGCTGTTCCTGGGAACCTCGCAGTGGGTTCGTCATCGGCACGAGGGGCCGACGTGGATCACCGAGATGCAGGTCGGCGACGGGCTGTCGACTATGATGGAGGGCGTCGCCTCGCGATCATTCCCGCCGGGGGCGACGACGTTCGAGGTCGTGCAATATCTCGTGCGCGTGATGGCGCTCGGTCAGGGCAACCTAAGCGAAGCGTCGCTCGCTGCCGCCATCGGCTCGCAATATTCAACGTTCCCGTTCGGTTGGACCTCGTTCGGCGATGCCAAGTGGGCGCTGACGCAGGTTCTCGGAAACACGGCCGAGTGGTTTGTTGACCGCGGCGAGTTTTATGTCGTGGCCAAAGGCGCTGCGCTGCCTGACGTGCCGGTAATCGTGTCAGTCGACACCGGGATGATCTACAGCCCAGAGCCCGCCGAGTTCGGCAAGATTCGCGTGCGCAGCATCATGCGGCCCGACATCCGCATCGGTCGCAAGGTGCGAGTCGTTGGGCCATATTACGAGGGGGTTTACCGGGCCGAGGTCGTGACGCATAACGCAAACAATCGCGGAGGCACGGCGACGACAGATGTGCTACTGTCCGCAGCACCGGGGGCATTTTGAGCGACCAAGAACCAGATCTCAACGACGTTTTTCGTGTCGCGCTCGAACGCATCCAGTCGTCGATTCGAACGGCTGTCCCGGCGACTGTCGTGTCGTTCGATCGTGGCCCTCGGCTGTGCTCGGTGAGCGTGGACATGCTGGCGAGGCTTCGCAGCGGCGACGTCATAGCCCTGCCGCAGATCGATCGCGTGCCGGTCCAGTGGCCTGCAGGCGGGGGGTGGGCGATGGACGCTGATTTGGCGGTCGGCGAAAATGTGCTGCTCATCGTGTTCGATCGCGATATCTCGGGATGGCTGCCTGCTGGCGCGGTCGAGGCCCCAGTGCGCCGCATGATGCACGACATATCGAGTTGCGTGGCCATACCTGGGCTACGCCCGATATCCCGCCAAGGCAAGCAGTCAGTGGCTCCTGGCGAGCTGTTCATCGGCGCGGACTCGGGTAGTCCTCCGATGCTCATGATGCGCAAGACGCCGGCCAGCGCAACGCTAGAGGCCACGACGATTTCGCTCGGTGCGGGGGCCACTCCATTGCAGGGCGCGGCGCGTGTGGGTGATGAGGTGATCCCAGGCGAGACGATGACGACGTGGATTGCTGGCGTGACAGCGTTCATCAACACGCTCGCGTCTGGCACTCTGACAGCTCCGGTTGATTTCGGGACGATACTCACAGGATCAACAAAAACGAGGATCGAATGAGCTCACTAATCCTAGGATGGTACGTCGCGCATGATGGATTGAGCGAGATTCGCGGGCCGAGGTCGAACCCGCGAATACTTGAGTGGATTCGTCGATTTTTTACGAGGGCAACCGACGACTCAGCGATCGCGTGGTGTGGCATTGCCAGGCACGAGGCCGCACTCGCCACGGGAACGCCAAGCGTGGCCAGGCCATTTCGCGCGAAGTCGTGGCTCAACTACGGCGAGCCGATTGCGATCGACGAAGTCGACCTTGGCGACACGGTTGTTTTCCGTAGGGGTGCAGCTGGTCATGTTGGCGTTTACGGGGGCGCGCATAGTGACGGGTTCATCTACGTGTGGGGCGGCAACCAGGATAACAAGATCTGCAAGTCGGTGTACCCTATCAAGGATATCTTGGGGGTTCGAAGATGAGCGTGTTTCGGCTAACGACAGAGTCGACCGATCTCTACAGGCCGGCGACTGCGACATCTTTCGAGCGCGTCACCGATGCTGTCCAAGGCGCGCAGCATCTACGCACGCGACTGCGATTGTTTGAGGGCGAGGTTTTCCGCGACACGCGAATCGGCGTTCAGTTTTTCTCGTTCGTGACGCAGATCGGCGTGCCGCCATCGGCGATCGCTAATCACTTCGCAGCGATAGCACTCGACACGCCTGGAATCACGGATTGCGAAATCACGTTCTCGCTTGAGCCGGTGCGTGGTATTGTGCAGATCGATGCGGATGCTGTATTCACGTTGGATGATCAACGAACTCGTGTGCCCATTCACGAGCGAATCATGGTAAACACT